CCCTCTGAATTACTCAAAAATATTTAAGTTTATAAACAAAATACGTTGAATCAGCGTTGATCAATCACTCGATTAGCATCAGCCAAGGCATAGTCTCTTATAGGATCTAAATAATAACGGAATACACCCTTTTGCTCTAATGCCGTTTTAGCGCTATGGCACTCATGGCATAAAGATTGAAATAAATTATTATAAAAATAAATTTTACCAATCTTATTCCATGGAAACACATGGTCTACATGTGATGCAGATGTAACACGACCTTTACTTAAGCAGCACTGACATAATGGTTGTCTGCTTAGCTGTGTATTGCGTAATTGTTTCCACATTGGTTGTTGGTACATAGACTTAAATGCCTTACGCTCTTCTGTATCAATAGTATCCATACCACCATGCTGTAAACAAAAGCTATTCATTTTAGAACGCGTATGCTTACAGCTTAATTGTGCGCATTTAGTATTAGACGGTAGTATTGGCACTTATTTAAGAAAACGTAATTTATAAATAGTACTATTAATTAATGATGATATTTCATCAATAATGTTTTGTAATTCTGAGTCTTGTGGCAGCTCTACACGTGCAGCGGCTACATATTCAGATAGACCAATTAAATATTGCAATGGTTGATCTGGCAATGTATATGACGCAACATAATTTTCAATAAGACCAAACTTGCCTTGATATGATTCTATATAGCTATCTGCTAAATCTTCTAAAGATTCATAAAATGAACCTAAAGCCATATGCTCGGAATATGAGCGGCTTTGTAAATGCAAAATATGAGTATTTGTAACAGCATGCAATAAGCACATTACAAAATCTTGAATAGTATATTTCATTATTGATTCCTCTTGAAATCCTGATGCATGAGCTGCGCGTGCTACTTGCAACGCTTTAGCTTTAGTGGCAAATGGGCCTTTTGTTCCCCAAAACCAACCTTTATCTGTATATCTAAATGGCATTTAAAAAAGTCCAGGGTAGTTATTGGCCACCCTGGATAATCACGTGCTTCTAAGGAGACCTGCCTGCAATCACTAGATTGCATATAAATTATGCACCTAATTTTCTAAAACTTAAAAAATTACCTTCTAAACAGTCTTTGCATTGCCAACGATAACGTAAACCATCTTTGCTTTTAACCATACGGCCTGTATTTCTATTAAAGTCTCTTTTACAATAATCGCATGTTTTTTTATTAATTGGCTTTGGTAAAGTTTGATTGTCAAACACTTAAATAATCCTCAATAATTTTAATAGCGCTATCATGATGCCGTGCAACATAACATAAATAATTGCGTTGGTGTAATTGCTTCATAACATCATTTTGTGCGGCAGAAACAACGCCATCATCTGTTTTTAATTCAATAAACAATCCATGAAATCCTTTGCGGGGTTCCATAATTGCCAGGTCTGGCACGCCTGCCAACATGCCTTCTTTGGAAAGGCGCACTCTATTTTTGGCAGTTGTATGGGCGCCATTAGGAATTGCAAAAATTAACGTTTGCGGATAAAACGTACGCACAAATTGAACAATGCGCGTTTGTATTTGACTTTCTATCATTCCCAAAATCCTTTTTGGCCTGGCTGCCATAAGCTGTTATTATTAACCACTATTTTACTGTTATATTTGCTACATCGATGTGCTAAATCTACATAGTAAACTTGCCCAGCTTTACACTTGCCATTCCACGCTTTTATGACATTAAATTTACACCATTCACATTTAATTCTGTCGTCTGGTTGAATAGGTTTTAAGCCAAATTCTTTTATTATTTTTATTTCCATTGGTTCTCCATTTCTATTGGTTCTCTATTGGTTCTCTATTGGTTCTTTAAAGAGGCAGAACCAATACCAATGGGCAGTCAAGCCCATTGGTTCTACACGTGTTTTTCTTAAGGAGAACCAATGAAATAGAACCAATGGATTTAGCGCTATTTTAATGTTAGGCAGCCTCAAAATGTGCTCCATTGGTTCTTTCACCAGGTAACCCTAAATAATGCTTTTTAGCACCATGCTTCATATGTCCTGGCAAGTCTTTTACAAGCACTTCACCGTCATCAATCATAGCGTTAATTACAGACTCAAAAATTGATGTCATTCCGCCAATTTTATCTCTTAAACTACGCTTAGTTATATATTCATTATTTTGTTCTGCAATAGCTACAATTTCAAGTATATGCTCGCGGCGTTTTTGACGTAATTCTTCATTAACTTCATCTCGTTTTTCGGCGCCCATTGCTTTTCTAACAGCTTCATCAGATTTTGCTGGAATAGTAAAGCGATATGGAATTTCTACCATGTCTCCATATATATCAGCAGTAATTTCATAATGTACAGTACCGTCAAAAGCCATTTCTGTAAAAGCAGGCTCATAACGTCTTTTTCCTAATTGCAAAATCCGTTGATCAACGTCTTTATCTTGAAACAAATATGCTGTACAGTTAGCGTCGCCCTCAAACGCTGAAGCGCCACGCGCTGTCATTTTTTGAACTTCTTGGCGGTCTAGCGCTTTAGGTGTATGCGCTATTAACCAAACAATCATGCCCATGCGCAAAAACGTTTCTTTAATACAAGATACATATTTAGCTACTTCTGAGTTATCGTTTTCTGAAGTTAAGGCCAAAGTAGCACTTGCGGTGTCCAAAATGACCAATGGTGGCACTTCTAATGACCCTTTAGTAGTTTCTATAAGGTTTGTATTGTTTTTGCAATAGTGAGCCAATAAAGCCAATTCTGTAGGCGTTGACCGATGTGTTTCAATAATAGTAAACCATTCATTCATTTCTTCAAAGCTTATTGTTTCAGGTGTACCATTGCGCTTTAAATGTTTACGCATACCAAAAAGAATACGGTTAACTTGAGCAGCATCTTCTGTAACGTAAATAACTTTGCGGCGTGTTTTAATATTGATATGGCATAAATGGCTAATAAAACCAGCAGCCATAGCCGCTAAAGGTACTAATGCGCTAGTTTTACCAATACCAGGGGCGCCCGCAATAATAGTTAACCCATCAGCTAAAAAGCCATCAATTACCCAATTAGGCGGCGTTAATTTTTCTGTTTGATTGTATATACGGTTAGCCCAAGGGTTAACACCGTCTTTTACTAGTATTTCGCCTGTTTCAGGGTCAACAACGCCAAAATCTTGTTGCGCTGTTGCAGGTACATTAATTGGAGCAGGCTCATACCGTGCAATGCTTCTGGCTATTGTTCTAAGTTCTTCAATATCAAGCGGCGGGCTGCATACAGCCTCATTTTCTGCAATAATTGCTTCTAATATTAAATTTTCATTAAGGCCAAGACGGCGTAACTGTCCAGCTTTACGTGCTAAATAATCATTACGTCCGCCTTCAATAACTGTATGCGCCGTTAATGGTTTACTAGGTGTTGTACTAGGTTTAACGTCATATAACACATTAACTAATGCTGGCGGTAGCTTTGCAATAGGTGCGTTATTTGGCGCAGAATCTGCTTCAAATGTATAACGGCGCCCATCAGCTAACACAGAGCCCGGCAAAATAACATAACCACCGGTGCCTCTAGTATCAATACCAGGCGCCAGTTTTGAAGCTGTATTGCGTAAAGGTGTATCAGTTGTAAAGTAATAATGTTGCCCGCCTGACGGCGTTAAGACCGTAGGAGTATTAGGCAATTGACCAAAACGAGTAATAACATCATTAATATCGCCCCCATTACGAGGATCAACGTCAATAATAAGTTTGTTTTCTGGTACTGCATATCCAATAAGAGCTGTTGGGTATTTTGTCCACCATTCTTTAATTTTTTGTAAATCCGTTGTTGCATCTTTAAAGCCTGATTTTGTTAATGGTGTTTTAACGTTACCAAATGCATCATCTTTTTCACGGCAAGGAAAAATTGCGTAACCTTTTGATGCCCAAAACAACGCTACATTAGATGGCGCCATTTTATCTAATACATCAAAATCTATTGATGTACTATTTCCGTCATTTTGCGTATAATTGCTCATTCTGTTTCTTTCTTGTCCGGGTTTGTTACAGAGTAGACCAGCTTAAAACGCTGGTCTTTTTTCTTATGGAACTGTTATATTAACTCAAGTCCGTATTTTTGCGCGATAAAGTTGGGGCTGAGCGGTCTTCAATTAGATGGTCTTCTGGCAAAACAATGCCAAGCTTTTTTAATTGTGCTGGTGTTTTAATAGTAAATGCATTTGGATTGCCAGCAAGATATGCTTCAGAACCAATTTGATTAGCAAATTTAATAATACGTCTGCCTTCTTTAAGTTCCCAACCAGGTATAACGCCGCCGGAAATTAGCGTCTCTTTTGCTTGTGCTTTAATAGCTTCCGCCCAATCGCCAACCAATTCGGCTAAATCTAAATTTTGTTGAATAGTTGTACCAGGTATATTAAATTCTGCTTTAGCTAATTCATTAGCTGTATCTTTTAATGCTGGGCAAACAGTTTTAGCTCTGCAATATTTACATTGCTTGCTGCCGGGGCTCAATGTTGCAAATGGATCATTAGCAGCATTAGCGGCATCAATTAACATGCGCTCAAACGTGGCTAATTCTAATGGTGTAACCTCCTCAATGCTAACGCCAATGTTAGGTTGAAAAATAATTAATGCAATTTTTTCAATTGGTAAATGGTTAAACTTTAATGCGGCGCCCACCGCATATGTATATAGTTGAGTATTGTTTTTTGCTGTAACAGGTATACGGCCAGTTTTTAAATCAATTACAATTAAAGTTTTATCTAAATGCATAACGCAATCAGCAGTGCCCCCCAAGTCCGGGTGCAATTCACTTAACGCTGGTGTTAAATCCACCTCAATAAAATATGGCGCATTGTAATCTTTAATGTATTGTGCATATTGCAATGCTGGTTTTAAAATTTCTTCATCATATTCTTCAAAAGTTAATGCTTGATGATCTAACAAAATTTCTTCTGCTAGCGCATGGATTTTTGTGCCTTTTTCAGCTGCTTCATTTGTTTGATCTGGCATTAATACTTCTAATGCTAAAGAGCCTGGGCAATTCATAATGCGCTCTACTCGAGACGCTGATATTTTTGCATGTTTCATTTTTTTTTCCTTTATTTCAAAACTGTGTGTTGAATAAATACTAAATGTTCCGTTACCGTTATCTTTTAGCGCCATTATTTAATCCCATGCCTTTCTTCTATTGCTTTAGCCAAGCTCCTGACCGCCTGTCTAAAGTCATTACCTTTGACATTGCCTGAAATCATATAAATCAATCTGCCAACACCCTCAAAATTATTCTTGGCAACATTGTCTATTTCCTCATCACTTAATGGCTTTGGAGCTTCCCATAAAACTTCAGTAATCCTATGCTCCTCATCAGTCATAGTGACTGCTACTACTTTGTCATCTACCTTTGTAATTGTTGGCTTTGTTTGTGGTTTGCCACCTTCTGCAATAGCCCACAAGAACTGCATGGTTCTACTAATGCTTTTATTTAACTCAGGGTATTTCTTTTTAAAATCCTCTATTGCCTTTTCATTAAGCCATTTAACACCATTTTCCATGTCTGCTTGCCATGACATACATAAATCGTCATAAATTTCTTCTGCTTCTTTATTGCAAATCTTTGGCTGTAAAACATAAGTAGCTTTATCCAATTCTTCTACAAGTCTGCGAATTATTTGTGCGCCATACATTCTGTGACCATCTATATAAATCATGTCAGGTTGGTTAGGTACGGGTACAGGTTTTTCTAATTCATCAGCTAACTTCAATGCTTCTTCTTTCATGTTTTATCCTTTAAATAATTTGATTAATAATGTTTTGTTTTTTTAAAATCTTTTTAAGCACTGTATGATCAAGACTATTGGCAATTGTTAATAAATAAATTAATGGCGCTTTGCCTTGTTTTTTAATATTTTCAACACGTGCGCTGGCTTGCTCAAGTGCAGAGGTTTGCCAAGTTGCCTCCACAAATACAACCGTATCAGCAACACTTAAATCAATACCTTCTTGACATGCTGCCAAGTTACCAATAAATAATTTAGTTTTACCATCTTGAAAGCCTTTTAATAAACCAGGTCTTGCAGTAGCAGGCGTAGCGCCAGTAATAATAGCTGCTTTATGCTTGCTTAAAATGTTATTAAGTTCTGCAACCACATCTTTGTGATGAGCAAATACAACAACAGATTCATTGCTTTCCAATATATTTTCAATAAACTCTGCGGCCGGCTTTACTTTACGCATGCCAGCTTCTTTCATTACTTCAGCTAAGCCTTCAAAAGCTAACATTGGATTAGGGTGGTCAATTAATGTATCAGCATTAAATTCTTGTTCACGTTTATCTGTTGGCAAGTCAAATGTAATAAGTGATGTAATTGGCTGTTGATAGTTTGTAAAAACTTGATCACGAGTCCTGCGCAATGTATGTGGTTTTATTAATTCACGTAACTCAGGTAAGTTTGAAGCACCAGATACATCTAAGCCCCATGGCGCGTTCCACATTTTTGCATATCTTTGCGCAAAGTCAAACCAACCGCCACGATAAATGCCAAGCCCATGCAATAAAGGCCAAAGCTCAATTGGGCGGTTAGGAATTGGCGTGCCAGATAAAGCGTATACACAAGGTATACGGTTCATTAATTTTAAAGCCGCTTTAGTGCGTATAGCCTTATGATTTTTAATACGATGGCTTTCATCAAGAATTAAAGTATTAAATGGTTTAATATTTTTAATGGCGCCCAATAAATCATAGTTAATAATTGTAATCCCGTCACCGCCAATAGCCTCGGCTGCTTTTTTGCCATTGATTACCGTTACAGGAATATTAGGATTTAAAGCCTCAAAAGCATCTTTCCAGACGTTTTTAACAATAGCTGGGCATACTATTAAGGCCGGTAAATGCTCTAAAGCGGCCGCCGCGGTTGGAAGAGTTTTGCCACATCTTGGCGCATCTGCAAGTATAACTCTTTGATTTTTAAGCAAAAAGTCTTTTGCAATGACTTGGTGAGGGTATAACATTTAGCATCCTTTTACATTGAAATCAGCATTTATTATACGTAAACAACAGTAAAAAGTATTTCATATGGTGATAAAAAAGCGTTACTTTTACGCTAAAAGTGCGTTATACTAATTCCGTTGTGTCAATGTTTAACTATTTAACTGAGGTACCAAAATGAAATTAATTAGATTAGTTCGCCAAATTCCAACTATCTTAGCTCCATGTCCTTTAGAGCTTAATCAATTGCTTGCATATAAAAAATTAATTTTTAGAAACGGGGAGCATCATTACGTGCTTCTTGACAATTCCGAAGTGCCGGCCGTGTTTTTTGTAAAAGTTTGAGGTGCAAAAAATGAAAATTACTTTAGCAACAATTAAAAGCTTTATTCGCAAAAATCCAACTTTGTATATTAAACGCGGATCTAATTTTGACGGCATGTATGATTGCGTAATGCCAATTAACAATCCACAATTTGAATTAGCTCAAACACCCGCGGAAAATCAAAATTATAAAAATTGTTTAAATATTCAAGGCGCATGGTTTGTATTTGATTCAAGTGATTATTTTAGTGCATATGATGACGGCATTTATAAAGGCTACCATGTGCATAACTGTTGTGGATCATTTACGATTGCCGCAAAACAATGAAATATTTAGTCCGCGATGAAGATAATATTGCAATCCGTAGCTTTGCCTCAAAAGCCGAAGCTACGGCGTTTTGTCAACCCGGTTGGTCAATTCATAAATTACCACGCAAACCAAAAATTGATGTGTTTGCATTAGTTGGTGAATGTTTATTTTAAGGAGCATATGATGCGTGAAATTCTACAAGGTATTTTTTTAGGTATTTGTTTTTTTGTTGTACCCCTTACTGTATGGGTAATCCGTACAGGTGGGCTTTAATTTAACTGTAAAGGAGCTGTAAAAATGAGTAAAGTTATTACTGGTAAAGGCCGTTTTTCTTATTTAAATTGGGCAAGTCCTAAGCTTAATGAAATGAATGGCAAAAATGAATATTCAACTGAATTTTTAATTGCTAAATCTGATGCTACAAGTATTGCGGCATTAAAAGCGGCAATGAAGTCTGCCCTTGATAAAAAATGGAATGGTAAATATCCAGCAAACTTGCGCAATCCATTGCGTGATGGCGATACGGAGACAAAACAAGATGGTACACCTTTGGGCGAACAATATAAAGGTCATTACTTTATTCGTTGTAAAACAAACGAGCAACCTGGCGTTGTTGACGCTCAAGGTCAGCCAATTATGGCTGCTAACGAGTTTGTATCTGGTGATTATGGCCGCGTTAGCGTTACTGCTTATGCATACAGCCAAGCTGGAAATAATGGTGTTGCCTTTTGGTTTAACAATGCTCAGCTAATGGAAAAAGGCGAAGCATTAGGCGGTAAAGCATCTGCAGCTGATGACTTTGGCACAACAATGCCAAATACATCTAACGTTGACAATATCCCTTTTTAAGGAATTTATTATGAAAAAAGTATTAGCCGTTTTATTATTAACTGTTTCAGTATCTGCTTTTGCAGCATGCCCACCATATGCACCTTATGGTTGCCAAACAACGCCAAGCGGAAAAATGCTTTGTGGCTGCGGTAGATAATTAATATAAGGGGAAAGCGTTTAGTCGGCGTTAGTACCCGTTTTTATAGGACAAGATATGAATTTATTAGATCAAGTTATTGTTATGCATCATAAGTTTCAATTAGATGCAGATCCAACTCCGCAACAATTAAATGATGATGAAAAAGCTTTTCGTGTTTTAGCTATGCATGAAGAAGTTTCAGAATATCAAGAAGCTACAACATTGGCTGATCAGCTTGATGCTTTAGTTGATTTACAAGTATTTCTTTTGGGTACCGTGCATCGCCAAGGTTTTGAAAATGTATTTGAAAAAGCATTTGCACGCGTTATGCAAGCCAATATGCAAAAAGTATTAGCAGAATCTGCCGAGCAATCAAAACGAGGCTTTAAGCGCGATTTAATTAAACCCCAAGGCTGGGCTGCGCCAGACTTACGTGATTTAGTAGGTGAAGCATGAGCAATGGTAAAAAATACGACAATGGCAAACCTAGGTTTGATTTAATCCCATTGCAAGCATTAGACGGCGCGGCTATTGTTATGGGCTTTGGCGCTGATAAATACGGTGCTTGGAATTGGCTTGAAGTTGAAAATGGCAAAAGCAGATATTTAGCCGCATTGCTTCGCCATATTGCCGCATATCAAGCCGGTGAATTAATTGACAAGGAAAGCGGTTTAAGCCATATTGATCATGCTTTATGCAATATGATTTTTTTAGCCGCATTAAACCGTGGAGAAACTAAATAAATGAGATCATATAAAGATATATTAGGCACAACATTGTCTGATGGGGATATTGTTAATAGCCGAGCCGGCGATGTAACACGTATTAGCCATGAATTTTGGACGCATGACTTGCGTTATGGATTTCCAGCTATTACTAGCCGCAAATTAGCGTTTAAATCAATGGCGGGTGAATTAACTTGCTTTTTAAAAGGCTATACAGATATATCAGAGTTTCGCGCTCGTAATTGCAAAATTTGGGATAAAAATTTAGCGGACTATAACGCAATATTTGGCTGTAAAGCTAATACTGATTTAGGTCCAATTTACGGCGCCCAATGGCGTAATTTTGGGGGCGTTGATCAATTGCGTGAGGTTATTGGAGAAGCTAAAGTAAACCCAACGTCACGCCGTTTATTGGTGTCTGCTTGGAACCCTGGAGAAATGGATCAAATGGTTTTACCACCATGCCATTATGCTTTCCAGCTTTCCATTGTTAAAGGGCATTTAGACTTAATGTTTCATATGCGGTCTGTTGATTTAGCATTAGGTTTTCCATTTGATGTAGCGTCATATGCTTTATTAACCCATTTAATTGCTAATGAACTAGGGCTAATACCTAGATGGCTAACAGGAACATTTGCTGACGCGCATATTTATCATCAAAATATTGATGGGGTTTAGAATATATTAAACGCCCAACGCATGAATTGCCATTATTAAAGCTAAATTGTCCTAAAGGCATGCGTGTAGAAGAATTTGAGCCAATTATGGCGGATTTAATTAATTATAACTATGAAGAAGCAATTGACATGGGAGAAATGGCAAATTGAGCATACAACATACTATTAAACAATTAGGCTTTCCGCCTAACCATCATGATTCTATGCGCCGGGCTTTACAAAAGCTCCTGGATAAGTCCAAAGGGCCTTTGCCTAAGCGTGACATTACAGCAATGATTAAATTGCTGGCAGAGGGCCTATGAAGCGCTTAGATTTTGATCATTACATGTTGCAATTAGCTCAAATAGCCGCTAAACGAGGCACTTGTGCTAAAAGGCAAGTTGGCGCCGTGGTAGCAGATGAAAACAATATGATTGTTGCCGTTTCATATAATGGTGTACCGTCAAAACAGCCACATTGTTTAGATGCACCATGTAAAGCTTTAACGCTAGAAGCACCAGTTAGCCATTTAGGCTGCAGGGCTATTCATGCAGAAACTAATGCTTTATTGCTAGCCGGGCGCCATGCTCATAATGGCATTATTGCAATAACGACGTCACCATGCTATGAATGCGCTAAAATAATAGTGAATTCACGTATTAAGCGTTTAATAATAGGTGAAGTCAACAGGTTGTTTTATCAAGAAAATGCAGCATACTCATCAACCCCTGCAGCGCTTTTACAAGCTGCAAATATTGAAATAAAGGAAATAACATGACAGTAGAACAAGTAACAGCATCAAAAGGTAAAACTAAAACAGCTATTGGTTTGGTTTTAGAAAATGACATGCTTGCTAAAGTTGACGTTGCAGCAAAAGCTAAAGGCTTGACTCGCGCGGCGTTTATTCGTCAATTGCTATTAGCAGCTATTTAATTAGCATTAAACCCGGACAATTTATGAATGAAATAATTTTAAGAATATTAAATTTAATACAAGTTGGCATTGACACTGGCGCAACGTTAAATCAAGCCGGCGTTAAAACTGAGCAACTACCAAATTTATTACAAAAAGGCTGGATTGAGCGTAATGACAAAACATTAACGCTAACAGATTCTGGCAAACGCAAATTGCTTGATTTGCAATATAAACGCAATCATAAAAAAGCGGAACCTAAAGCGCCTATAGTTTGGAAAGATTTAGATCCAAAAATTTGTTTGCCACATTCAGTTCATGTTGAGCGTATGGCTGAAAATCGCAAAATACCTTCATTAGTGACCGGCAAACAATGATAACAATCATAACACTTGTTTTAGCAGGCTTTGGGCTAGTTTTTTTAATTGGTTTAGCCGTTATTTTGTTTTTATGGTTTATGGAGCTTAAATAATGAATCAATTATTAAATTATGTTGTTAATTTTATTGGCTGGATATTAGCAATAATTAGCATTGGGTTAATTTGCAAATTAATTTATTATGTTTTTATGCTAGGCTGGAGTATTGTGTAATGAATAACTTTGCCACTACATTAATAAGATGGGGATATGCATTTTTAATTGGCTCAATGCTTGGATTAATAGCAGAGCGGTTTATTGTTCACAATGCTATTCATAAAGATTGTGAAATAATAGGCGCATTTCGTATTGGAGATACGGCTTATCATTGCAAAATGACTAAGCCTTAATGTACTCTTCAGCAGTCAATATGCCGGATTTGTATTTGTTTTCCGGTTTAAAGATTGTTAGGAATTGATTGCGCATCTCAGGCGCAAAAGATACGTGAACCCAGCGACCAAACTCATGGATACATTGATCTACTTGTAAATCTGAATCCTTGAGCGCTTTAGCAACATCGTATGGTGTGCCATAGCTAGGACAACCAAAATCAATTGCCCAGCCGTCCATGTGAGAACTAACACGGCTACCGCCTACTGCAACGTTGACCTCAGGCAATCTAAGCCATGACGTAACCACAATAGGCTTCCCCAGTAGCTTGCGGATTTGTTCCATGCCTTGTGCCGCAATCTTCATGTTCTTAAGTTGCGCATCACTTGGCTGGTTATTAATGCCTAGACGGGTAGCGGTTTCTGAAAACGTAGCCTCAGCTAAAGAAAAGTGTTCACTTAGTTGCATTTTTTGCTTTCATGTCCATAATTTTTTCTAGGGTGCGACCGCCAAAATAGAAGCTCATTATTAACATACCCCACTGCCCCAGCAATTCAACGTATTTCTCATTTGCGCTCATGCCAAAGGCTGACATCATAGCAAAAACAAAATACGCACCTAGAATGAATAAGAGCGTCATGGGGCGAATGTTTTTAGACAGCCAAGAATCGCTAGACATATCCGCTTCCAGTCGCTTTGTAAGCTCTTGCGCCTCATTAATATCTGCCTGTATTTCGGCAAGCTTACCCTGTTGCGCAAGCTGAGCAAGCTCTAGCTGTGCTTTTGCCTTAGCTTCAGGGTCAGGAATTAGCTTGTCAATTAGCTTACCGCCAATATTCAATAGATCAGCAATTGGAAACATGATTACCTTGTGCTAGTAGTTTCGTTGTCACCTTTGCGAACCGTGACTTTCTCGCCGTCAATTGCAACGCTCATTGGGTCACGGTCTGCCATCTTATCAAGGCGGGCAATAAGCTCTTTCATAATTTCGAACTCAGGTTTATCTTGCTTAGGAGTAGCGCCAGCAACGCCGTTTAGCATTGAAATAAGCGCAGTTAATGATGCGCCAAGCAATCCCATAACCGCAGCCATTTTTGATTCTTCTAGCACAATTGAAGCGCCTACGCCCATAGCAACAATAATTGTTATGTAAACTAAGCCGTGCTTACCGATGGCTTTGCCAGCCACTTCTTTTGCAGTTTCAATGTATTGGTCGCTCATTTGTCCGCCTTTTGTTCAAGTTTTTCGTAAATCTTATCCAATTTAGTAAATATTGTGTCAGCAATTCTTTCAAATTCGTCACGTTTAACATATTCACCAGCAACCACAACTTCAATTTTGTTTACTTTTTCAGTAAGCTTTTCGTCGGCTTTACGCAGATCACGATGCGCATCATATATCCATTTAAGTGCCGCACCTAAAATGATGTTGGCAACCCCAAAAACCCAATTAAGTGCGGACTGTTCCATGTTAGTCTTTCAGCTTTCTTTCAAGATTAGAAACTTTTATAGATAAATCTGCAATTGCCTGTAAAGCTAATGCGCTAAGTTTGGCGTAATCAACCGCTAATGTGCCGTCTTTTCTAGTGCGAACAGCTTGCGGGAACGCCTTTTGCACGTCTTGAGCAATTACCCCAAAATCTTCTTTGATAATAAAATAACCATCTATACCACCATGACTGTCCGTATACTCTTTTGTCCAGTCAAAAGTTTTACCGCCAATAGCCTCTACCTTTTCTAAAGCATTATAAATTGGCTTAATGTTTTCTTTCCATTTGCGATCAGATGCGTAATAGGCAGTTACGTTATTTGTTGCACGAATCTCTCCAGCGGTTGCAGAGCCAGCAGTTCCTACCCCCAAGCTATTCATCTGAAAATTACCAGTTGTAGCGACTGACGTAATAGAACCGCCAAGGGTTAAGTTGCCGGTAGTTGTAACTGTTCCGGTAAGTGTTAGTCCATTTATAGAACCTGTGCCACTTACGCTAGTAACCGTACCGCCTGAGTCAGTGTCTGTCCAAGGTACGTTTATTACGCCTTGCCCAGCAGAGTTAACCTGTAAAGCATAACTACGTGATGCTGTTGCTGTTACTGCGTTTGCGGCAACGGTTTGCACAGTTCCGTCGCCAAGCTCAATACCGCCAAGAGTTGTAGTTGTTGCGGCTGGCAAGGTATAAACAGTATCTGTCCACGGTACATTTATTACGCCTTGACCGGAAGCATTTACTTGTAGACCATAACTACGTGATGTAGTAGCAGTTACAGCATTTGCCGCAACAGTTTGAACCGTGTCTGAGTTAAGCTCAATTAACCCTAATGCCGTGCTTGTTGCCGCACTATATGTTGTATTAACGCTACTAATTGTAAAGTTAGGATATGTGCCTGTAATTGTGGTTGCGCCACCTTGCGTAAGCGATACAACTTGATCGGGTGCTGTATTAGTTACAGTAATAGAGCCAGCGCCTTCAGTAATAGAAATACCTGTGCCGTCAGTTAGGTTATTGTTTTTCCATACGCCAGCAGTTGCATCGTAGATTAATGTGTTCCCTGATGCTGGGCTTGTAATTAATACGTTATGTAACTCGTCTAATTCCCAACCGTTATTAATGTTTACAAACACTTCGCCACTTGATGCGTTAATACTAATTACGTAACCCAAAGCAACCGTATGTGCTGGTGCGCTAGGACGTGTTGCAGTAAAAGCGCCAGCCGTTTGCGACAAATAAATAGGTGCGCCAGCCGTAAATGCTGAAGTATTTAATCCACGAACTAAGCCAAAAGTGCATACAAAACCTTCAGCGCCGTTAGCAATAGCTTCAGCTGTTATACCAAGTGTTGCGGCACTTAATGGTTCAGTATCTGCATCAGCAAGGACTACTCTAGGTCTTTGACCTTGTGCGCCTGATACGGCAACAACCGAGCCTTTAGCAATAGTAGAGCCTGTGCCGTTATAAACCAAAGCAATATTTTCTTGCCCTAGCTGTAAGTCTGTATTAGCGTTTAGAACAACCGTAGGCGTTTGATTGCCGTTATCCCAATACATTGACCCAGTTGTAGTTGGTGCGCTTGTTGGCGTGGTGTCAAAGCTAACTGCGTTAACGTTTGCAAGAGTCCCGTTGTCGTCTTGCGTAATGACGCCGTTCTGTATTAATTTACCAGTCGTTGTATCAAAACGAGCAAGGGCATTATCCGTGGCACTAGTTGGACCAATAACGTCGCCTGAACCGCCACCGCCTGAGCCAACTAAAATAACCGTTCCACTAGCATTTTTACTGTATAGCTTTTGGTCTGCTAGGTTAACGGCTATTTCGCCAACTTCTAAATCGGTAGACAACGGCACTTTTGATGCCGTTGAAGTTTTTTTAAGGATAATTTTATTTGCCATAGGGCAACCCTTTCTCGCTATTTAGCTGGGTAGTTAATTAATATGTACCGCCGTCGATTGTGATGCCGTCAAAAGTAGCTAAATTGGTAATAGAGCCACCAGTAATAGCTACGTTATTAGCGTTTTGACTTGCAATAGTGCCAGCATCCGTTACTTGTGACAATGTAATTGCAATTGGTGTGTCAGCTAATGCTGTAATTTGACCTTGAGCATTAACTGTTGCAGTTAATGTTTCACTTGCAGAACCATAAGAGCCAGCAGTTACAGCAGTATTTGTGATGCTGAATGTGTTGCCTGTCAATGTCAAACCTGTGCCAGCTTGATAAGTGCCAGCGCCTGAAAATTGTGACCATGTAACCGGTGTTGTTCCTAGTGTGCCACCAGCATTTACGGTACAAACCCAGCCAGTATCAGCGTAAGTAGTGCCTGTTTCAACAAAAGTATATGCAGAAACCAATTCAGCCCATGTATTAGCATCTGCGGCTCTAGCCCATGATGTTAAGCTGGCTACATAAATACCGTTTTCCGCTGGTGCAGTCTGTGATTTAACTAAAACTCTATCGCCCGCAACTACGCTTACGCCGTCAATTGTTTGTGCGCCTGAAAGTGTAATGTTGCCACTTGTTGCCGCAACAACGGACGCTTTAACGTCTAAGCCTTGTGCAATGTTATCTACGTAAACTTTAGTTGCCGCATCTTGGTCGTTAACTGGGTCTGCCAAGTTAGTCAATAACTGGCTACCCATGCTAAATGAGCTAGTCGGGCTTGAAATGTCGCTTAAAGATGCTTGAGATGCCGCAGTTGTAAGACCCTTAGCATTTACAGTTAACTTTGTAAATGTTCCTACGTTAGCGTTAACTGTATCAAGAGTAATTGCAATGTCAGCATTAGCTGAACCGTCAAAAGATGCTGAACCGTCCGCATCACCTGATACGCTAATTGTGCGTGCAGTAGCTAATTTAGTAGCTGTTCCAGCGTTACCGTCGACTGAGCCAACGATTGTGCTTGAAAATGTCTTTACGCCAGCAACAGTTTGTGCGTTTGACGTGTCTACAAAAGCGCCTGAACCAGCAATAGGAATAATGCTAGTTGCTGAACCGCCTACACCACCTGTGCCAGTACCATAGTAAAGCACATTGGTTTGTTCGTTAAACGCTAATTCAGCGTTTGCAAGTGTAGATGGTGCGCCAGCGCCACCACCGTTAGCACGTCTTTTGATGCGAATTGTATTGCTCATAATTAACTCCTAATTAAAAGTTTCCGCCGTCCGAAATCTCGGTTTGCGGTATATTTGTCCATTCCCCAGTCACAAACATAAGGGCATCGAAATTATTGGGTGCGCCACTTAGAGCTACTGGATACCCGCCAATATTGTCATTACCGCTAGGACCTTGCACCCCACGATTGATTTGCACAACCTGACGAGGCGTAGGGGCTACGGTAACGTTAATTTCATTACCGCCTTGTATATTGGCTGTAATGTTATTGGAATCTTGTACTGTCACTGTGGTATTACTAGGAACTGTTTTTACGGTCATTTGCGCCATAACAATCCCCTTAAACTTTTACAATGCCGTCTGAACGTACTAAAAATAGTAAAAAGATAATGTTGTCTTCCGCCGGTGTATTGCTTACGGCTGGGAAACTTATCTTAATGCGCCCTGAAAATCCAGCGCCATCTACGGAGTTAATGGCCAATTGCGTATCAGAATCTACTAAATTCCATGATGAATCGTCAATTACTAAAGTAAAAGAACCTGCCGCATTGTCACGGTTTGTAATAGTTAAAGGGATAGCCGTCGGCGTAGGAGTGTAGTTGCCAATGTCAAAACTCAAGCCGTATCGAGTATCTTGGACATTGCTAAGTGTTCGTCGGACAATCTGAGCGTCAATAGTAGCGCCAGTTAAATTTACTGGGCTAGTGCCGTCTTCTGCCGTTAAAGTGAGATTCCAAAAGGTTGCTTGGTCGTAAACTAATTCGCCAGCAATAATCGGATTGTCAAACCCACTTACCTGAGTAAGTGTGTTTTTATTAAATACTGCCATGATAGCCCCTAATTCTTGGTTAATTACCCCATGCACTCACGGGGTACGCATCATGTCTTATTTTGTTTTATTTATTGTACCTCAATTAAAGTCCAAGTGGAATTACTTTGTTCATCTATTGTTTCTTGATTAATTACAAAAATATCTTGATTTAAATTTAAAAACTCCTGCCTTTGCTCATCTAACAATTTTTTTTGCTCTGCAGTACATTAGTCACTCCACAAGTTTATAGATTAATACCTAGTTATTTTAACTTTTGTTGTACCTAAATCAAGTTTAATCTGCATATTTTACCAATTTGATGTATCTACAACTGTCCAAGTAACGCTTTCATCAAGATTTGTTGTTTCTTGATTTACTACAAACAAGTCTTTATTTTGCAAAAGAAAATCTCGTTTTTGTTGATCTAATAGTAATTTTTGATCTGCGGTGCAATCATTATAGGCAATTAAATCTACTCGTTTGTATTCAACAATAAACCCATAGGTTTTATCAGACCAAGCAAAAATATTTTCATTGTATGGAAACCCATTTAATAAAGATTCCTTGTCTTGCGGTATCGTTGAATAGTCACCAAAATAAGTAGACACAATAAATGTGCCATCTAAAGAGTATTTACTCATAACATTACCAACAATTTCATAATATTCAATAGGATTGCCAGTATTTATATCCAAAGAAATGTAAGAGTGTTTGACCCCATTTATTACGCCATCTTGTTGATACCATTCAGTAACAACACCATCAAGAACTTTAATTAAAAAAATTGAAGTTTCGTCTTGCGCTTTAAAAACTTGATTTGTGTATGTTTTAGTTGTAGCGTTGTAAATACAATAATCATAATTAGTTGATGCAATACCCTCTTTAATGGCAATAAATTCATTTGCTACTAATTGATTAGCTTTGTAAAAACTTTCGTCACTATAATATTGACCTATATTTTGAAAGTCGCAATATTCTTGTTGAATTTCATTAAATAATATTTTTGCATCATCTAATGATGTAGCTTGTGTATATTGACCTTGAATTGGATTAAATACTTGATACATTATGCTACCGCCCCATAAACTCTAGTTGTATTTCCTGATACCCAAGTAACTGTTTTGCCATTAAGGGCAACTGCTTTACCACCAGCTCCACCAGTAGTGGAAGCAGTAGCATTAATATATGAAGAACCACCTGATGCGCCCCAGCCACCACCACCGCCTGAAACTTGAGCTGTGCCACCACTAGCACCAACTTTACCAACTGCACTACCAGCAACGTTCGGACCTCCACCAGTAGATGTTTGGTTTGCTGTTCCACTTGGAGCAGTCATACATCCAGTACCACCGCCTGAATTACCTAAACCAGCAGTTTGTGTAGAGCCTGTTTGTGTTAAAGAAGTAGAAGGGAATATGCGACCACCACCACCAGGAGATGCTTGACCATAAGATATGCTTCCAACTACACCATTACCGCCTGATGCACCAATTGCACCACCAGCACCACCAGCACCAGTCCATGTATTAACAGACCAATAAGAGTTTCCACCTTTACCACCACCAGCTCCACCACCACCACCCATTTTGGTTACAGAACCATAGCCACCAGTATATGTACCACCACCAGATCCACCACCGCCACCAATATAAGCAGATGCGTGTGTATTGTTAATTGTTGCATTAATTGGAATTGATAAAGCAGTTCCACCAGCAGTTCCTGTTAAATTAGTTGTACCACTAGATGACCCGTCTACTGCATCACCACCTTTACCCATAATCAAACCATTATTTACAATGGTAAGAGTATCTCCAGTTGCGCCACCTGTAAGAGTTAAACCAGCATTAGCAGTTGATGTTGCATATAAATATACGCCAGCATTAATTGTTATTGTAATGTCTGACCCGCCCGATACGTAACCGCTTAATCCTGAAAGGTTTAATGAAGCATTTGCCGTGCTTGCGCTAAACGTATAGCTTAATGCTACACGATTAGATTTTCCGTAAAAATTACTCATAGAAATAGCACCGCTTGGGACTCCAGCCAATGTTCTTGATGCTGTTTCGCCTAAACTCGTCGTTGCAGTTGAAGCTCTACCAAGCTCAACCGAAATTTGCGATATGGATATAGCGCCGGATACTGGTAAAGTCATGGCTATTCCTTATGGAGTTCCGTAAGCAGTTGTATTGGCAAGTGATACAAAATTGCCACTTGAATCAAGAGAAGCCACGGCTGTTGCGCCGTAGTAAAAATACAATTTCCCGCCTGATTCTGCAATAGTAAAATTAGTTGTTGTCAAAGATGCGGCACTAGGAACTGAGTTATAAAGCCCAGTTGCCGCATTAAGCTGTCCTGAAGAATTAACGTTATTTGCTAACTGACTTAAATTAAATGCCGTTGTCATACTGCCCCTGTTCTAGCAAATGTTTGCTGAGTTAATACCGTAGTTGTCGTTATTGGACTGTTTGCTAAAGTATAACTACCACTAGCAGTATTATAGTCCGTTCCTTGTTTTAATAAAATACCACTTTCGTATAAATTAAATGCCAATGGATTAAAACTGTAATTATATGTAGTTTGCCCAATGATCGGCGGAATAGTTGATGCCGACGGAGAGCCGTTTGGTTGCCCTAAATTGTTAGCTGATAAGTTAATAATTGTAAGTTTTCCGGTTAATGCGGCGGGAAACCCGTTAATATTTTGACCGGTAATGTTGTAATCATCTTCGGTTAAAAGAACGCCATTAAGGAATAAAATCTCAAAACCACTTACCAAAGTAAAACCGGATACCGTAACGTCTGATACGTTTGTAACAACCGCTTCGTATCTAGCAAAACTGGCGTATACGCCTGTTGTAGAATTAACGCTTTTCATTGATATAACAGTAATAATGTCGCCAGCATCAGCGCCAATATTTAAAGTTACAGTAGATATTGTTTCTGTGTAATCGTTTATTGAATCTAACAATACCCCGTTTTGAAACACTAAATCTTGATATGCAATATAGCCTGAGCCTCTAGTTGGGCTAAATGTTGTTTGTCCGCTAGTAGCCGTAAATGTTTCGGAAGTGTAGTAAAAATCATCCGGCGTTGTAAACCCAACTACTCGACCATATACGTCAATAGTAATTGTTGCGGCAGAGCTGGTTTTTTGTGGAATACCAGCACCAAAATCTAAAATTTGATTTAAAGCACCTTTAAGTAAACCATCTTGCGTATTAACAATACTGATCTCGCCAGCAGTTGATTGCGCTGTACCAACTTTAATTAATTGCCCAGTGCGCACATCTAAATCAATATATGATTGCAAAGAACCTATTGGGTCTGGCAAACCTGACCAAATCGTAGGGTCATACGTATCTGTATCGCTTGGAACAAAAGCTCCACCACTTGTAGAATAACCGGCTGTTCCAGTAGCAAAACTAAATTTTCTATTGCCACGATTAATAAATAACAAATAATTTGTCGACGGGTCGCCTACATCAAAAAAAGCTGGGGTTGCTGGATACCAAGTGTAAGCACTAGGTTCTGTATTTTGGTTTGAATCATTTTGGTTTAAAAGCCCAAAATACGTTTTGTTTCTTGGATTAAAGCTAAAGCCTGTTCCGGTAATACTTGTTGCATAAGCCACCATTAAATAACGTGATGCGTATTGGAATGTTTCAGGTCGCCATGTTAATTTTGCGCTGGCAGAGCTAAATGAAGATGATGCCAAACTGTTAACCATACGGCTAAAGAAATACCAGTCGCCTGACGGTATATTAGATAAAGTTACTGGGGGTAAAATAGAGCTTGGTTCATAAGGTGTTCCATTGGATTGCACAGCAGTAGTTCCGGCAAATATTCTTTGAGATTCTGTTGGATTTGCAAAAGCAGAATACCAAACCTCAGCATATTGGGTAATGCCGTTTGAGCTTGCTGCAACACTTACATCAAAACAAGGAATAGTTGCATTTTTTTGTAAATTGTTAATGATGGGCGCTGGTAAAGTGCCAAAAGTTGTAGGGCTTCCTAATCCTGAATTTGCTACTGGCGTAAATTGAGTAATTGGGAAGTCATCGTAAACCTGTGGATTAAATTCCATTAAACTTAGATCAACAACAATTGTTCCATCTGAATTAAAATTTTCACGCACTTGACCAATTCGGAACATTTTGGCATCCCAGCCATATTTTTCATTAGTAAGCGTTACTATATCGCCAGCTTCTAATTGCAAACCAACAAACATAATTGATACGCTTACTTGTAAATCTTCACGGCTTCCCTCTAAAAATCTAGTTGCCAAATATTGCGCCCGTACATTGTTATTAACAAGCGATAAAGTAATGTTTTGCTTATTTACTGGTTCGTTTTGATAAATCAATTAATATTGAATTAAAGCTATCTTGCGTAGGGTTATCTACGTAATAAACCTCAACCAAATTATATGTTGCGGCAGTTTCAATTGGCGTAATACTGATAGCGGAAATCATATTGCTATCATTAATGTTCATAACCGGCGTTACAGTTGGTTTTTGTGTAATAACGCCCCATTGAGCAGTTATTTCGTTGTATCTAATTAAACAATCGCAACAATCTGCCATGATTTGCATATTGGCTTGAATAGATTTTTGTGTATCTATTACGCCATCAAATTCAAAACGTTTAATCGTATCGTAAGAACCGTTATAAGCTGTAAAGAAAAATGATTCATTAGAATAATCTCGCAACACATCAAAAGTAGATGCTGCAATTTGATTAGAAGGAATTGCCGCACCATATCGAACTGATTTCATATAGTCCATTAAACAATCGGCTGGATTGCTACGGCTATTTGTAATCTCAAATTTAGTTTGTTGAATGCCTGTTATGCCGGCAGTTGAGTTATAAACTAATTTAACAATGGCAAAAACGCATCCACTCATTAAATTGTTGCTATCCCATTTATACGTAAGAGAAGCGTCTGACATAACCTGAATCGCCGTTAAAGAAGTATTAACTGGCGCATTAGAGCCGTTGCGATATTTGTAAATATACAAATAACCGTTAACCGCAGTATCAACCGCACCAGTTGATTCGTCTGTTAAGCTAATTACTTTTGTTTGATCTACTGTGTCAAAATTACAACGTTTACCACCCCAGTAAACCTTGCCAAAAGAAAAAGTGTCAGGTGTATTACCAAATTCGTTATTTGTTACCTCGGAAATTGCAATGCAATAATACAAATTTTGGTTATTAGCAGATATGCTAAGGTCTGTAATAATACCGCCAAGGAAAGCGTTACCGTAAACAATTGGTAATTTGTTGTTAGTTGCTGGGGATATTTGTAGCCTATTGCCAACCGAATTAGGGTCGTCAATACCTTGGTTGCCCATGTCGGGAACTTTAGGCTTGCCAATAATTGTAGAAGCCAAAATAGATACGGCAGATACAGCAAGTTTTACTACGCCAACCGCCGCACCAATAATTGATTTACCTAAATTAACTATGCCACTAAATAATCCCATTATGCTGTCTTTCCAAATTGGTAATTAATGTTCTGTATATAAGATACTCGTGCCATTGAATCGTCGTTGGGATAATAAAACTGCCATGAATTGTTATTGGTAAATCTACCAGTTACTCGATTTTGTAAAATCAACTTAGCGCTGGTTGCAGAAATGCCAATTGTTGCAACCATTTCTCGAGCGTCATCATTCCAGTTTTCTGTTATTGAGTAGGAAGTAACATATCCGTTAAAGAATTGATAAAGCCCGCCAGTTCCGCCAGTAGTTAATAATGCGCCGTCAGCGCCAAAAAAACCGTGCCACATCTCAAGCGTTGCGCCTTTAATCCCTGTGTTCAAAACAGCACCTAATACTGCTGTATCAATTCCGGTCAACACAAAGCTAGTGTCGTTTGATGTTGCTTTAATGTCACGTTGCACGTCGCCAATACTTAACAAAATGCCTAACGCATCAAAAGGTTCTGAATCCACCGCCGGAACTGTAATTTCATTTGCGGCAGTTGACATTCTAGCTTCAATGCCTGTGCCAATAAGCCTTACAAAATCAGCAACCCTTACAACGTTCGTATTTTCTACTGGTGGAATCACGTTCATAAAACAACCTCATAAGCCTGAAAATCGCTATCCCATTGTATAAAACTATCATCCTTAATTGGAGAAAAACTATACGTAGGATATTTTGCTAACAAAACTGGAATAGTAATGCCGGTGTAAGTATTGCCACCTAAAGATACTGTTGTGCCATATTCGCCAATAACCGCCGGAACAGTAGATATTAGAGTTGTCATTAAATTTCTGTGAACTGGAATGCTTACAGTGCTTAGTGACCCACGCAATACATCTTCAGTAGCGATATATGAATATCTGCCAACCTGACAAAAATCACCTTTTTTTACAATGTATGCGCTTGAACTAATAGCCGGCAAAGAACCCAATACCAAAATTTTGTTAGCGGAACTTGTTTGCCATGCGCATGCTGATATTTGAGTGCCATTCATAGAGCCTTGGTATTTAACGTAGCTTGCCCAACCAGTTGAACTAAAATTTAAATATTGTTCAACGATTCTGTCGGCAACCCTTAATTCGCTTAATAAACTACGGTTTTCTGAATACCTTAAATACGCCATAGGTTTCATGTCTATTTTAAACGGTTGCACAGTTACATATTCTGACGCTGAAATATGTAGGTTTCGGCTGTAAACCTGACCGACTACTTTGTGATCGTTTATTCCAATTGTTTCGCTAATTGCAAGAATTGAATTTAATGACATATTAATTACCTAAATGTTGGGACTGAGCGCTGCGCTGAAAGGTTTGCTGACCATATTGCTTTTTTGTTGTCCGCAATAAATTGTGTTGCTGATTGCGTATCAATAGCGCTAAGGTTAGCAATATATGGTCCGTTATAAGTTACTCCGCCACCCATTCCGCTTAATGCGCCGGACAATTGATTGTTAGGAATAACGTTTGCACTGCGCTGAGGTATAACTAATTCTGGGCCTTCTTCGCCAACCATATAAGGTGTATTACCAACAACAGTACCGCCTTTTGCTCTGCCTTGATATTGCATAGACCTAATAGCTTGCACCCTTGCCATACCGGCGCCAATAGCCGCAGCAGCGGCAGCAACACCTAACGCTGGTCCAATAAATGGAATGCCTGCCATAGATGTAAATGCTTTTTGGGCACCAGAATATGTATCAATAATAGTATTCATAATGCTAAAAGCTTTCCAAGCGTCAAAAGCTTTTTTACTTTGCTTGCCAAGCACTTCAAAATTATTAACCATAGTATCAAAGCCTTGCTTTTCAGTATTAGTTAATATTTGTTGGCTGCGTATACGGGCTTCATTTGCTCCAAGCGCTTTTTGAGTTAAAGCAATATATGCTTCAGATAATTCTAATACTTTTAATTTTTGCGCTTCTAAACCTTCAATAATTTTTGCGCCAGCGTCACCTGCTTGTGCTTCTTTAATTTTTTGATCAATGTCAGCCAGTTTATCATCACGCTCTTTTTCAATTTTAGCAACAGCTTCATATATTTCTTTTTGCCGCTCTGTCATTGCAACCATTTCACCTTGCATAACAATAGCATCTAAACGTTGCTTTTGTTGTTTTGCAAACTCATCAGAAATAGCTTTTTGTTTTGTTAATGTTTCTGCGTCAGCATCTTTAACGGGACGCTTACCATTTGGAGTTGATGTATCTTCTGCTTTTTTAGACGGTTCATTTGTTAAAATTTTCTTTTGATAAGCATCTAATTCTGCGCGCAATCTTTCAGAATCTTTATGATATTCATCCCAAGCCTCTTTACGTGCTTTAGCGCTGCGCATTGAACTAAAATCTAAAGCCGTATTTAATAAAGCAAAAGTTCGTTCAACAACAAAAGCAACATCACTTGCTAATACAGCAATAGTTTCAAATGCAACTCTAAATACTGCACCAACGCCTTCAGCAAGACCTTTTACTTTTTCTAAATATTCAACAGTTGTTTTTAAATCTTCGCCAACGCCAACAGCAATAGCCGCAATAAATGTTTTATAAATTCTTTGAGTGCTATCAGCGGCGTCGCCCATTGCCCTAATACCCGCTTCAGCATCTTTATATTTTTCTTTAGCATTAGCTAATTCTTCGCCCATTTGGGCCCAATTAATATTTTTAGCAGCTTTGCCAAGAGTTTCCATGGCTAAAGCATTACGCGCAACCGGATCTTTAATTTCACTTAATTTTTTAATTACTTTATCAAGTAATTGTTCATTAGAAAGATTAGCAATATCACTTAAGCTAATGCCAAGGCGCTCAAATGATTTTTGAGCTTGCTTATTGCCTTCTGCTGCATTATCAATTTTTGCTGTAAACGCAGCAATTAATTTGCCAGCATTTTCTGCTTTGCCGCCCGATACCGCTAAAGCTGAACCTAAAGCCATAACTGTGCTAATTGCCAAATTATTAGCATCAGCTAAATCTGATACTTCATCTGCATAAGCAACAGTTTTTGCAATTAAACCTGTCATTGCGGCTGCGCCAACAGCTAACGCAGGTTTCATTTTGTCTACAAATTTTGATAAAGAAACGGTTGCAGTGCCAAGTCCTTTGACAAATTCTGCAGTATCAAGGCCTAGTACAACCCCTAGTCTACCAACGTTTTGAGCCATTTTTTATTCCTTAAGCATGCCTTTAGGCGCATTCAATAAAACAAATCCTTTAAGTGTCGCTTGTGTCTTATCTTGTTGCTCTTGTTCCGTTAGTGGCTTATATAAATAAGGATAAACATGCGGAATTACATCTTGTAAACCGTAGGCTTTTGTATTTGGTGCCCGCATATAATTATAAACTGCCGCGGTTAAAGATCCTAATGTTTCTATTATTGCATGATTTCCTATTAAACCGTCACTATACATTAAACAAATATTGTGAAAAGTTTCAACGTCAACTGTATCAGGGTCAGTACCGTGCGCCGTTAAATACGCTCTTACTTGCTGGCGTACTGACCCAATTACTTTTCCTTTGTTTTACTATAATCAAATGAAATAGTATTAGTAATTTCTTCAACTAACGCTAATTGAATGGGTAGCGGAAAAATTTCTTCAATATCTGCATATGTAATAGTTGCCATGTCAAAGTCTTTTTCTTCTGGCACTAATAACTTAATCATTTCTGTAATACGTAATTCTGTGCTAACTTTCATATTAGCGGCTTCACGCATTGAACGACCATGCACAACAATATCATTTTCTAAATATTCAACGCCAGGTAATTCCACATTAGCGTCTTTTTTGTTTTTTAATTCAACAATTTCTTTAATAGATTCTTGATAATATTTTTCTACTAAATCAGTGTCAATTATTTTAATCCGCTCTGCAATTGCATCGCTTTCAACAGTAAGCGGCACTTTAACTTTAAAAGTATGCCCGCCTAATTCAAAAGTGCGAATACGAACAGCGTCTTTATTTTCTGCAAATTTTTTACCTAAAGCGGCACTTAAATTAGTCATGTTTTATCCTTTTGTGTTTTTACTACGATATTTTAATATACGTACTCTTATTTTATCAGCTAAATTATTAATAACTTGAAAAGCAGTTGATTCTAGTGCTGGGCGTAAATATGGTTTAGGCGCAACTTTTGCTGTGCCAAATTCCATGGCAATGTGCCGCGCGTCACCGGGCGCCTTAACTTTTTTATATTTATCTTTTTTAGCTTGATAAGATGCTTCCACATCATAAACTTTTACAAATTTAGAAGGAGGAGCGGTGGTAACAGTTGCAATAACTGTATCAGTTTCATTAATATAAACAGAGCGTTTGTCACGGCGGGTAGGCTTGCGCGCTTCAATACGCAATGAAGCGGCTAATGTTCCAGTATCTTTTGGAGCCAATGTTTTTGCACGATTTAATGCAGGTGCTAAAGCATCACGCGCGGCGCTAACTAAAACCTTGGAGGTGTCTTTTGGACCAAAATCAGCTTCCATAGCGGATAGCATTTGCTTAAGTTCTTTATCACCAGTTACGCTAATTTTAAACTTTTCAGTCATGACTAATCGTTTTTAATGATTTTTGCATGAATAGCATTATTAAGTTTAAATGCATAATTAGCAACTTCTTCCGGCGTCATTTTGTCTGCATGCAATTTAGCAATTTCATAACATAAATGTATGCCTAAAATGCGCTGTTGAGAAAAACCAAACCAATTTTTATTGCCTGAGCTAGCTTGCCCAACAATATAGCTTAATAAATCTGATGAATTTTCTATTTGTGTCATATATTATAAAAGCCCCCGAAGGGGCTCCCGTATTAGCTGTTAGACCAACCGTAAGAGTTACCACCAACAGGATGAAGCACAAATGTAAATTTGCCCTCAGCCGCCGGAGACATATCCCACTGTAAGCCGCCTACGCGTGCATTAAATGAATAAGCAACAGTATCTGTGCCGTCATAAACAGCAATTGTAAATGTACGAATTGTTGTACCGTTATAACCATCATCACGGATTTGCAACATTGCAGGGTCTGCAGGGTTCCAAGCTGAAGTAATAGTTAAAGAAGTTACTTGGTTTTGTGTAGTAATCTTAGCACCAGTACGAGCGCCAGCAACAGCATAGGCTGCGCTTGCATCATCAGCGCCAAATGCTGGGATTGCTTCAACTGGAACTTGCATGCCATCTGTTCCAAGACCGCCAGCTGTTGTGCCAATTAAAGTTTCAACGTTTGACCAAGTGCCCAACTGAGTATCAGTAAAAGCGGTTGGAGTTGCTGCGTCTTGCATCCAAAGGGTTGCTACGTAACCCGGTAAGACTTTATTAATTAGTGCCATTTTTTAATTCCTTATAAAAAAGTTAATAAATCTTATCTTATGCGGGTATGTCTAAAATGCAATCTAATAGCACTTGATTCAATCCCAATTCATTATCGTAAGTATTATAAAGCCAGTATACATCAGCTTTGGCTATAAAGAAACCGGAAATACCACCAAATTGCCCTGAATAGCCATGCAATGATTGTAATATAGTATTTGACATATTAAAAGCATCATCTATTTTTTTATGAAAAATAGATATTTGAAAAGTTGGCCTGTCAATGCCTTTATTGCTTTGCGTTTGACCAGTATAAACTGGCTGGTGCACATTGCGTAAATTCCAAGTTAAAAATCCAGTAGCCCCATCTGTTGCCCAATTACGATTAAAATTAGCATATACAGGAACTGGCGTCATTATGCTTATTAATTGCGCTTGTATAGCTTCTGCATAAACGGCTGGATTTAATTGAGTTGTCATACAGGAGTATCCGGATCATTTCTATAACAAAGTAGCGTTACGCGCATACGGTCATTTGATTCGCGTACATCTGTAATACGCCAATCTTTATTGCGCCACGTAATGCTATATTCATTTTGATTATCAACAATACGTTTAATTGCTGGCGTATAGTTAAAGGTTAAATTAACTAAATCTT